CTGCAGCGAAGCGAAAATTTAAGGTCTACCCTAGCGCCTATGCTAATGCCTACGCATCTAAAATATGTGCAGGTAAAATTAAAGATCCATCAGGTGTAAGAAGAAAAGATTTCAAAGGACCTAAACCAGCCATGAAGGGTGGAATGATGAAATATGCAGAGGGTGATCAAGTTAAAGTAAACAAAGTTGCTGGAGCTTTAAGAAAAGCATCAAAGTTACATGCAGCACAAGCAAAAACTTTAAGCACAGTGAAAGCTAGTGAAGGAAAATACATTGGCTCTTACATTAAAAGCGAAATAGACGGAAAGAAAATTTCTAATAAATCTTACGAGAAATATTATAAAGGAATGATCTAATGTCAAAAAGAGGTTCATGTTGGGTTGGTTATGAACAAAGAGGAATGAAGAAAAAAGGTAATAAACTTGTTCCTAATTGTGTTCCAGCAGGAATGAAAAAAGGTGGACTTAAAGAGTGGTTTAGACAAGATTGGGTTGATATTGGAGCAAAGAAAAAAGGTGGAGGATTTAAAAAATGTGGGAGAAAATCTGCAAGTGGTTCAAAAAGAAAATATCCAAAGTGCGTCCCTGCTGCCAAAGCAGCAAGGATGACAGAATCCCAGAGACGGAGTGCCGTTGCAAGGAAAAGAAGTAAAGCACAAGGTGTTGGTGGTAAGCCAACTAATGTAAGAACATTTGCGAAAGCAAGTAAGGGTGGTATGATGAGTTACTACGGAGGAATTTTATAATGGCAACATCAGGTGAATCATCATTTGATTTAAATATAGACGACATCATAAATGAAGCGTATGAAAGATGTGGTCAAAGAGCTATGGGTGGTTATGATTTAAAAACTGCTAGAAGATCTTTAAATTTATTATTTTCTGATTGGGGTAACAGAGGTATTCACCTTTGGAAAGTATCCTTAAATGAAATATCTTTAGTTGCAGGCACAGCTCAATACTCAGTAAATTCTGCAGTCAGTGATGTATTAGAAGCTTACATATCTACTACAGCTTTAGCTTCTGACAATGCTAACACTCAAGATGTTGCTTTAACTAAAATAGATAGATCTGCTTACGCAGCATTACCTAATAAATTAGCTACTGGGCAACCATCAAATTATTTTGTTGATAGACAAACAACACCACAAATACTTTTGTATCAAGCACCTGATGCATCAACTTACACAACGTTAAAATTTTACAGCATTAATAGAATTCAAGATGCAACTGCTTACAATGGCCAGCAAGCAGATGTTGTTTACAGATTTTTACCTTGTATGTGTGCAGGTCTAGCTTATTATTTAGCTATGAAAAAAGCACCTGAAAGAATACAAGCAATGAAATTAATTTACGAAGATGAAATAAAAAGGGCTTTGGAAGAAGACGGGCAGAGAACATCATTATATATCTCACCTCAATCGTACTTTCCAAATGTATCGTAATGGCAGGACTATTTGCAAATCCATTAGCTCAAAAAGCTTTTTCTTATTTAATGAATAAAGCAGGCTTCGATGCAAGGAAAGCAATTAATTTAGTTAGTAATAAAATGAATGATAACCAAGCACTTTTAAAGTTAATGAAACAGTATGGTTTTAAACCCACAAAAATGACGACAGTCGAAAAGAAAATGGGACCAGGGGGTAAAAAATAATGGCAAAATACGCAAACGGAAATAGATCACAAGCGATATCTGATAGAAGCGGACAAGCTTTTCCATATCAAGAAATGGTTACAGAGTGGAACGGATCTTTTGTTCATATATCAGAGTATGAACCAAAACATCCTCAAATAAGAAGAAAAAGAGTAACAGCTGATGCCATTGCTTTACAAAAAGTAAGATCAATGAGATTTCAACAGCCTCAAACAGTTGCATCTAATGATGACACTTTAGCTGATTCAGGTGGCACTTCAGTTGGTGTTGCTAATTTAACTTTACCAGGAGACTTTGCTTTTGAAACATTTGAGACTGAAGTTACAAGTAACGGTATCACTACGACCTTACAAACAATGCAAGGACGAGACCCTTCTTTGCAAAATAGAAGAAGAGAAGCTTCTGCTAGATTAGGGTCTGTAACAGTGAGTATTTCATAATGGCTATAACACATGCAGATTTTTTGACACAAGTTAGAAACTACACTGAAGTTGATAGTAATGTTTTAAGCGACACTATATTAGATCAATTTATTAGAAACACAGAATTAGATATTGCTGGCCAAGTTGATTATGATGATTTAAGAAAATATGCAAACTCAAATACAACCAGTGGTAATAGATTTGTATCTATGCCTGCAGACCTCTTAATATTAAGATCTGTAGAGATAATTAGCTCTAATGTGAGAGATTTTTTAGAAAAAAAAGACACAAGTTTTATTGCAGAATTTGCACCAAATGAAACAGTAACAGGCACACCTAAATATTTTGCTAACTGGGATGAGACAAATATATTATTAGCACCAACCCCTAATGCAGCTTTTGATATACAAATTAACTATATAAAAGATCCACCACACTTTGATAGCAGCACTAATACCTTTTTATCACAGCATCAGGAGGCTATGCTTTTATATGGAGTTTTGAAAGAGGCATTTAGCTTCCTAAAAGGACCTGACGATCTATACAAATTGTATTCTGACAGGTATAATCAAAGCATACAAGCTTTTGGTCTACAACAAATGGGTAGACGAAGAAGAGGAGAATATGACAGTGGAGTTCCTCGAATTAAAATACCTTCACCGTCACCATAATAAATTAAGGAGATAAAATGGCAATAACAACTAACGCAATCTGTAATTCTTTTAAAAAAGAATTATTAGAAGCGACTCATAATTTTAGTAACCCAGGTGGTAACAGTTTCAAACTAGCTTTGTACGGTACACCTGCTACGCTAGGAAAATCGACAACATCTTTTACAACTGGAGGACAAGTTACTTCACCGTCAGGTGGATACTCTTCTGGTGGTAAAGCACTTGTAAACGCAGGGACATCTTTAGCAACAAATACTGCTATCACAGATTTCGCTGATTTATCTTTTGTTGGTGTAACAATCACAGCAAGAGGAGCTTTGATTTACAATGACACTAATAGTGATAAAGCAGTAGCTGTATTAGATTTTGGCGGTGAGAAAACTGCATCTGCAGGAACTTTTACAATTCAGTTTCCAGCATTTACAACGAGCGCAGCAATATTGAGAATCGCATAATTTAGGAGGGAGCCGATGCTATGGCAGAATTAACTTATACAGTTACCGTAGCATCGGGTAGCCTCTACGGTGGAGGCACTGGTAACGTTTTCTATTTAGACGGTGCCAGAAATTCTACTGGTCCAGGAACAGTATCATGGGTAAATGGAGGCACTTTACGTTTCGATCAAAGTGCTGGTTCTAATGATAACCACCCTTTAGTATTTTCAACTAACACAAGCACATCTGGAATAATTTCTTCAGGCGTAACTTATTATTTAGATGGTTCAAGCAACCAAACCAATTACACAAACACAACAACTTTTAATGCAGCCACAACTAGGTATGTTGAGGTAACGCCATCTTCTGAAACAGATTTTTACTATCTCTGTTATTCTCATGGAATTGGCATGGGTGGTATTATGGACATCACTCAAAAAACTTGGGGTGCAATGAGTTGGGGCACAGGCGTTTGGAGTGATCAAAGCTCGATGACTGCAGCTGTTACTGGGTCAGCACTAACATTATCACAAGGTGATGCTCAAGGTGTTTCAATAAATGGTTGGGGTAGAGCTGAATGGGGTTCAGGAGCTTGGGGCATCACTGGTTCTGTTTTGGTTGGAGGTCAAAGTTTAGCTTCTAGTTTAGGATCAGTAACTGTTGAAGCTTTAGTTGAAGTTGGTTGGGGCCGAGGTGGTTGGGGCAACAGAGCTTGGGGAGAAACATATTCTGTTCTACCAGCAGGACAACAAGCAACTTTATCACAAGGAAGTGTAACACCAGTAGTCGATCATACGGTCCAAGTTTCTGGATTAGATTTATTAACAATCACACAAGGTGTTAATTCAATTCAAATTGATAATAATGTTACTGTATTTGTTGGCGAACCTGGATTACAGACTTCGATTGGAACATTAGCGAGTATA